GTAGTATGTTGGTCTAACAGAGTAACAAGGAGGAACCTAAAAAATGCCAAGGCCGAAACCGCCTGAGCCCCTGATAGGGAGACAGGTACGTATGTCAGATAGACATTGGATTATTTTTAATCAGCTTGGTGGTGCAGAGTGGTTACGACAAATGATTGTCAAGAAAACACCAATGCCCAAGAAATACTATGACGAGTTATTAAAGGAGAAGGAGGGTGCAAAATGAAATGCCCGAAGTGCAATGTAACCAAGTCGACAGTGAGAGAGACTCGGAAGGTGGAGGAAGATGTATACCGATACCGAATCTGCCTAGGGTGCGGAAACAACTACAAGTCAGTGGAAAGACTATTCGAAGGAGTAATCCCAAGAGACAGGTCGAGTGGTCAGAGTGGTGGCCTTTCGAGAGAGCACAGGGGCAATGGTTGATAGCCCTTAATAAACGTCAACCAAAACAAATAGCATCGACAGAACACGAAGATGCAACTTTTTAAATTCAAGGAAAATCAAATGGCTAAAAAGCTAACACGTGCAGAGAAGATTCGTCGCTACATTCGTGACAACCCTACGGCAAAGACTGTGGATATTGCGGCTCATTTTGAGACACGATACCAAAACGTCTATGCAGTTCGTCGTAAGATGGAGACGCCAATGATAGCGAAGGCAAAGAAAAGTAATTGGGAACAGTTGAGTTTGTTTAAGTCTGACAAATCTATTATGCCGCACGCACAACGATTGGTGGAATTAAATGATGCGATAGTCGACAACATTAAGCGTAACCAAGCTATGCAAGTAGAGTTGTTTGAGACTAAGCCCGACTCTGTCAATAACCCTGCCCACTATAAGATAGGCGGCATCGAAACGATTGACTTCATTGAAGCTAAGAACCTAGGGTACAACCTTGGTAACGTGGTCAAGTACATCACACGTGCCGACCACAAAGGCAACAAGTTGGAAGACTTGCGCAAAGCTCAGTGGTATCTGACCCGAGCTATTGAGACTGCCAAGTAATCTAATTGGAAACCAAATGAACATAATCACCATCGACTTTGAAACGTACTACGATCAGCAATTCAGTCTGACTAAGATAACAACAGAGGAATACATTCGTGACGAGCGTTTTGAAGCGATCGGTGTTTGTGTCAAGGTAAACGACGAACCGACTGAATGGTTTAGCGGGACACGCGAACAAACGAAAGAGTGGCTTGATACATTCAACATGCCGGAGAGTTTCGTGGTAGCCCACAACATGATGTTTGATGGAGCTATCTTAGCGTGGCACTTCGACATCCATCCTAAGGTGCTTGGTGATACGCTAGCAATGGCAAGAGCAGTTGATGGCACGGAGGTTGGCAATAGTCTTGCAAAGCTAGCACTACGCTATGGGTTAGGGGCTAAAGGTACAGAGGTGCTTAATGCGTTAGGCAAGAACCGACGTAGCTTTACCCCTGACGAGTTAGACCGCTATGGAGACTATTGCAAGAACGACGTTGAGATAACCTACCAACTGTTTAACATTCTTCTCGCGAACTTTAAAAAGAAAGAACTAAAGCTTATCGATCTGACTCTGCGTATGTTTACTGCGCCAGCGCTTGAGTTAAACCTCCCGCTACTTGAGCAACACCTGATTGATGTGGTATCCAAGAAGGAACAGCTCATTGCCGACGCCAGCGCCGATCGCGAAGTACTTATGTCGAACGAGAAGTTTGCCACTAGACTGCGTGAGTTTGGTGTTGAGCCTCCTATGAAGATCAGCCTGACGACAGGCAAACTTGCACTTGCTATGGCTAAGAGTGACGCAGGGTTTAAAGAATTAGCAGACCACCCTGACGAGCGAGTGCAAGCACTGGTGGCGGCACGACTAGGTACTAAGAGTACGCTAGAAGAAACAAGGACTCAGAGATTTATTGATATCTCTAAGCGCGGCAAATTACCCGTCCCACTACGCTACTACGCGGCACACACAGGTAGATGGGGCGGAGACGACAAACTAAACCTTCAGAACATACCTCGCAAGTCACCGCTGAAGACCTCGATCATCCCACCTAAAGGCTACGTGCTGATTGACTCCGACTCCTCACAGATTGAGGCGCGGGTATTGGCATGGCTATCAGGGCAGAACGATTTGGTCAAAGCGTTTGAGATGGGCGAAGACGTTTATAAGATGATGGCATCCTCCATATACAACAAACGGATAGATCAAATTACCGACGAAGAACGTTTTGTTGGAAAGACTACGATTCTTGGCGCAGGGTATGGCATGGGTGCTGTTAAGTTTCAGCTTCAGCTAAAGACATTTAACGTAGATTTGGGTCAAGACTTTTGTAGGCACGTTCTTAAATCGTATCGCTCAGAGTTTTCCCACATACCTGCATTGTGGGATGAGGGGCATAAATCACTTGACGCTTTGTCCTCAGAAAAGCTGGTCACTACTACGTTCGGTATCCAACCACAAGCAGTGAGTATCCTCCCCGGAATTGGCTACGATTTGCCTAGCGGTTTGCCTCTGAAATACATGGATTTACGTGCTACAGAAGTTGACGAAAGAGGCCGTCCGCAGTATATTTATTCGACACGCAAAGGCCCAGTTCGTATCTATGGCGGTAAGGTTGTTGAGAACCTTTGCCAAGCTCTTGCTAGGTGTGTGATCGGTGAGCAGATGCTACGGATTGCCAAGCGTTACAAGGTTGTGCTGACTGTCCATGATGCTGTTGCTTGCGTAGTACCAATAGAAGAAAAAGAAGTGGCAGCAGCTTACGTTCAAGAATGTATGCGTTGGCGTCCTGAGTGGGCGCAGACCTTGCCGCTTAACTGCGAAGTTAAGTATGGTGATAGCTACGGCACTACAACAAAATTTAAAGGGTGAGCATGTACACGTGGTCGTATTCAAGTATTTCATTGTTTCAACAATGCCCCCGCAAGAACCACCGCATGCGTGTGGTTAAGGATATTGTCGAGCCGCCGCAAGAGCACCTCATGTATGGTAGCGCCGTACACAAAGTAGCTGAAGAATACATCAGAGACGACACACCCATCCCTGAGAAGTACGCATACATTAAACCTCAGATCGACCCTATTAAGGAACTTCCCGGGGAGAAGTTATGCGAGCATGAGATGGGGCTGACACGGAACTTAGAGCCTTGTGGGTTTAGAGATAAGGATGTTTGGTTTCGCGGTATCGCAGACGTACTTGTAATCAATGGCGACAAAGCCCGTATCGTAGATTGGAAGACAAGCAAGTCTAGCAAGTACGCCGACAAGAAACAACTTGAGCTTCTGTCATTGCTTACGTTCAAACATTTTCCCGCAGTCCAATCAATTAAAGCCGGACTAATTTTCTTGGTTGTTCAAGACTTAGTGCCAGCTTCTTTCAAGACCGAAGACCAAGGCGAAGCATGGCTAAAGTGGTTGGCTGAAACTAACCGACTCGATGCCGCTTACGCAAACGATGTATGGAATCCTAAACCCAACTTTACGTGCAAAGGTTGGTGTTCGGTAGACGATTGTGAGCACAACACTAAACGAAACTTTTTTGGAGGCTAATATCATGCCATACGTAAATAAACCAAGACCCTATAAAAAGGAATACGAGATGTACGACGGCACACCCGCCGTTAAAAAGAAACGTGCCGCACGAAACAAAGCCCGAGCAATGATGGAGAAGGCAGGGCTTGTGCATAAAGGCGATGGCAAAGAGGTCGACCACAAGAAGCCACTGAGCAAAGGTGGTAAGACAGTACGAAGCAACCTCAGGGTTGTGGATGACAACGACAACAGAGGATTCCCACGTAACTCAGACCACTCAGTAAAGCGTAACGTATAGCATGCAAATCATTGACAATAAAGTACTGGTGTTACGTACACGTGACCCAAACCGCATTACTACTACGATAAAGAAAAGCACTGAGCTAAGCCACGAAGATGGCGTCACTGAAGTTGCTGTGTTTTGGGGGTTGCAAGAAGCACAAACTCTACGAAAGCTTGGCGTTAAGAACGTACCATCACCCATCGACAGAGACTACAACTGGCCCGGTATCTTTAAGCCAATGGCTCACCAAAAGGAAACAGCATCATTCCTCACGCTGAATACCCGAGCGTTCTGTTTTAATGAACAAGGTACTGGTAAGACAGCATCAGCAATTTGGGCGGCAGATTATCTTTTGACGCAAGGCGCAGTTAAGCGTGTTCTTGTTGTCTGTCCTTTATCTATCATGCAAGCCGCATGGCAAGCCGACTTGTTTAAGTTTGCGGTTCACCGGACTGTTGATGTTGCCTATGGTGAACGCAATAAACGCAAGGCCATCATTAACGGATTGGCTGACTTCGTAATCATTAACTACGATGGCGTAAAGATTGTCGAGGACGAGATCATCAATGGTGGCTTTGACCTAATTATTATTGACGAAGCCAACGCATACAAGAACTCCCGCACTGAACGATTCAAAGTCATGCGTAAGATTGTGTCCCATGATAAGTGGCTATGGATGATGACAGGTACACCTGCCGCGCAGTCCCCGCTAGATGCGTATGGTTTGGCTAAGCTTTGCATACCTGCAAGAGCACCGACTCTATATAGTACTTATAGAGATATGGTGATGTACCAGTTGACACGATTCAAATGGATTCCAAAACCTAACGCCGTTGCCGCTGTGCATGAGCTACTGCAACCTGCTATTAGGTTTGAGAAAAAGGATTGCTTAGACCTTCCAGACGTAACCCAT